GATGTTGTCTACGCGGAAGATTCTGTAGTACTGGTTTGTGCGAACAGTCGCAAGACCGTCTGCAGAATTTGTACCTACGAATGGGTTTGACGCCATGCCATAACGAGTTTTGAACCCGATACGTGGCTGGAAGTCATTCTCACCAACCGCACGTACCATTGTTAGTGGTACATATGGGCAGTAGAATACACCTGCGTCATATGGGTTAGTACCCTTATAACCTACAGTGATGTAATCTGTTTCTGCATATGGGTCAATGTATACGCGGATACGACCATTTAGAACACCAGCAAATGTGTTACCTGTGTCATCTACGTTCAAGTTTGTTGACAACGCTGGAGCGTAATCCAACATACCTGAAGCTGCAAGCGCTGTAGCAACGTCTGAAGAACAGATAACCATGTTACCTTTTCCTCTACGTGTTTCTTTTGCGATTGTGTTAGCTTCACGATCTAGCTGTACACCAAGACCTTTGAACTTCTCTGCTGACCAACGACCATCTGCATCTGATGACAAGTCAAAGATACCTTTGGTTGTTACGTTAGCTTGACGTGCACCAATCTTCGCTTGTGCGTTGATTGTACGAACAACCTCACGGTTGATCTCTGCCAAGATTTCTGTTGACAAGATGTTTGCCAATTCTGTCTCAGCATCTAGACCGTGGATTGCTTTCAAGTCTTGTGCAAGCTCTAGTGTGTATTCTGCTTTCAACGCGCGTGACTTCGCTGTAACAGTTGCTTTTTCAATGGTGAAACCCATTTCAGCAAACTGCTCGCCACCTGATACGCCAAGTGCTTCAGCTTCTGCTGTTGTGTATGGAGCTGAGTCAGCACCAAATTGTGGGAAGTTTGCACCACCTGAGTCAACGATTGTGCTGTCTGCGTCTGTATCAGTTACACCTGATAGACCAGATGGACCAGCTGAACCGTTACCAGTTGTACCTGAGTCACCTGAGAATGCTACTGCTGCTTCGTTGAACAGTGCTTCGTCGTTTACTGATACACCAGCTTTAGTTGTTTTGTAGCGTGATTTCATCGCAAAGATCAAGCCTGTTGGGCCTGACATTGGCTGAACACCACAAATGTCGTATGCCATTAAGTTTGGCATTGCGCGACGTACTAGTGAGATAAGGATTGGGTTCCAGTTAGAAGCAGCACCTGTGCCGCCATCTGCTGTTGAAACACCATTACCTGCTGCGTTTGCAGCAACTTCCATAAGACCTTGCTCACGCAATGCCTTTTCTGTGTTCTCCAGAACGGCAGCTGTAACGGCTTTCTTGTGCGCGTTATCAATTTTACCAGCTGCTTCTTCGTTCAATACTGGAGACCATTTCTCTACGAGACGATCATAAGTTTCCATTATAGGATCTCCTAATTACTTAATTGTTTTTCTAAGTGCGTTGACGTAATCAGCCATTGAACCTGTTAGTTCAATTGCATCATCAGCTGCATCATCTTCTACATCTTCTGAGATTGGAGAAGTTGGCGCGTCTGACTTGAAGTAGGATGCTTTCAAAGTTTCTACTTTAGCAGCAAAATCTGCTTCTGATTCGAAGTCAATGCTCTCTGCGAGTTTGGTTAGCTTTTCCACTTGAGTTTCTGCTAGGTCTTTTGACGCTTCACGAATAATCGCTTGACGTTTGTAACCATTTAGCTCTTCTGCAAGTGACATGCTCTTAGCTACTGCATCGTTGTACTGTTCTTCTAGTTCTTCGTTTGCAGTTGCTAGTTCGTCTACTAGGTCGACTTTGGACTCTGGAACTTCGATGTATGACTCAACAAACAAGTCTTTCAACTTGTCCATAAAGCCTTCTGCGATCTCAGCACGTAGGCCAGATTGGATCGCCAACTTGTTCTCTTCCATCCAGTTTTCAACCACATAGTTGAGGTAGCTGTCTACTTTCTCTACAAGATCTTCCTTAGTTGTTTTGATCTCTTCGTCCAATTGTGATTGGTACTCAGATTCCAAACGGTCAATCTCTTCTGCGAGTTTAGACTTAACCGCTGCTTCAAAAATTACTGCTGTTTTGGCTTTGAACTCATCGCTCAGTGTCGCCTCAGATTCTACAAGAGCATTCAGGTCTTCACTAAAGTCTCCATCAAATTCAACGTTTTCGGCCTTCATTGCTTTGCCAGCAGGTTTTAATTCAGACGGTTGGCTGTTGCTCTTATCACCCTTACGTGCCTTTGCACGAGGGCCTTTGTCTTCAGCTGCATCTACAGATGCTACTGACTGAGCTTCAGCATTTTTTGGATCATGAGCTTCTTCGATTTCCTCGTCGAGCTCGACATCCTGGTCTTCGATTTGATCAGTCATGTTTGACTCCTTACACTTTAGAATTTACTAACGAGAGGAAATTTTTAAACTCACGAACCTGAGTCTCATAGAGATCAGCACGTGGAGCTTTTTTAATTTCAGTCTCCATTTTTTCAATAACTTGAGGTTCAATAACGCCGTTGTTCCAAACCCAGTCTACACCTTCCATTATTCCATTTACAAAAGCTGTTGGTGCAGATGGATCTTGCACGATGTCAACTGTATTTAACATAAAGTCATCTTTGACATACATGGCGCCGTTACGTTGCTCAAGACTTCCCATACCACGAGTTGAGACACCCAACCGTACTCCGCCATCTAACAGACCTTTTACAATCTGTCCATTTGGAGTATCCAATATGCGTGCCTTTCCAATCACATCGTTATCTTTCATTTCTAATGATTCGATAAGATGCGAAACTTTATCTAAGTTAAC